AAGGTTAAGGACTCGGCGACGTCGTCCCAAACCATGCACCTCTTCGCGACGAACTACAACGTTCTCCGCGTGCAATCCGGTATGGGCGGCCTCGCTTTTTCTAACTAAGCTTATTGCGGCTTAAAATTGTAAAAAAAACTCAAATATTAACATTTTTATCATAAATCTTAATATTTGTATTTGTGAATATTTATAAATCTTAGGGGTCGTAGAGCACGGCAATTTCATCTGAACTACCCTCCCCGTGGTCCATGTATAACTTACCCGAGTTCGTCAACACGAGGACGTGTTGATTGGAAGGGACCGAAGCATCCGTCGTGCCGGGGAATCCGGAGTTGATGTACACGGCACTTTTGTATCCTCCCGAACCATTGGGCTTGTACCATCGCAGAAATAAATTACCATCATATCCACTGAACCACGCGCGGAGTTTAGTGTAGCCAGCATCATAATCTGCGGCGCTCACGGTAGAATCCAAAATAGTCGCGATGTTCGTGTTCCCTTTTCTGACGAAAATTCGCCCACGACGCGTTTCTTGGTACATTGATAATGTATACAAACCATTCGGTGAAGTCATGAGAGTTGTGTACCTCCTGTTACCTCTATCAAAATTGAATTCTCTCGGTGTCAAAATACTCGCGTCTTCGGGAATGGCGCTAGCCGCGAGTTTACCCCCTTGGCAGTTGAAACGTGCCACGCTTTCTCTTCCCACTTCTTTATAATGTTGAGCCAGGCGTTTTCCAGTGGTGTCACCGGCATTCGTAGTATATCCAAAGTTTGAAAACGCTTCCGGGTTTTGTAGAGCGTAACATCCAAGCTCGTCCCCGGTGAGATTGCACGTCGTATTCCACCCCTTCGACTTACCAATAGTTTCATAATGCTCTTCCACGTCCTGGAGGCTGTTCTTTTGCTTGTATGCAGCGTACGCATCACCATAACGACCGGCGTAACATCGCCACTTGCCATCCGAGACGCCTGATGCACCTGTAGGTCCTCGTCTTTCCGCCACATTTTCGTCGGCTGGTTCATCGGGTGGTGTGGGTCGCGAGGGCGCCGCTGTCAGCGTATCGTCCTCTCCAATGCACTTGTTTCCATACGTGTCCCATTGACAGGGTTCGGTGCATTCATCTTCTTTTTCAATTTTCTTACAATCCTTCTTGGCAAACACGAAAAAATAAAGGCCAAGGCCAATGCCGACTAAGAGGAGTAATCCGATAAGGATCATGGCAATCATCCTGGGTTCTATACCATCTACAAATATTTTTTTTAAATACCCTTTGGTTTGCAGCACGTGAGCTCCCACTTCTGCTTTGTCGCGTCGGTCGCGTCGGGGATAAGTTTAGCGGCAGTTATCACGTGTTGTGGGGGGCATTTCGTGTTCGTCAAAGACGTCATGTTTCCAAAAGATGTCCCCGTCGCATATGAGTCACCATAAATAGTTTGACACGTATTATTTTTCACCAGGGAGTTATTACAGACGTATTCATAGCGAATCTTCTCTTCGTCGTCATCCATGACGAGTCCCAGAGAATTAATAGGCCGTTCACCGCAATCAATCTTCTTGTTTTGTAAATTTTTAAAATATTCAGATTCCCCCCTGACTTCTTCAAAAATTGTTTGCCCTGGGATTTCACTGCCATCGATGTCAACCCCCGACATACACACGTAATTCGTCTTCATACCAGATGTCAAACCAAATGCGTTGAGTGCTTCACCTTTACCACATTTAAATGGAACATCTCGAATGACTTGCGGCCACGCTTCCGCACTTCCACCCCCGGTGAGTGTCGTTGTCTCGTAACGATTGGGTTTGATTTTATATTTTTCCACCAAAGCGTCTTCTATCGCGAGATATTCACCAGCTTTGAGATTTCTGTTATAAACAATCATCTCTTTCACGGACCAATCCGACTTTTCAGTGGACTTTCCGTTAATTGTCATTCGCGTAGGTACTTCATTTTCACCTTCATCCAACGGATTGTAGAACCCAGTTCGGTTCGCCTGGTTCGACCTGTATAATTTAGGCTGAACCACACTTAAAGTCCAGTCACTTCCGTGGTGGTTGACGTTCGGAGTCTTCCACCCAGAAGGTGTGTGATACACCCCAGACTTCCCCCCATAAAAACCAAACAGGAAATTTTCTCCAGATTCGGTGGATGTTGTGAAAATTCTTTGTTTGTTTTCGCCATTGTACTTGGCGACTGAGATGAAAGTGTATTCTTCTAGGTCCTCTAACATGTTTTCGGGAAACGCCACGACCGCGTCGACGTCTCCCTGGACTTCTTCACCATTTTTAGATTTTTTCAAAAGTCCAGAAATTTCGGTGATGTTATTTCCTGCGCTGCTTTTATCTGTCCACGCGCGCTGACTATCATCGTACGAATTACCATCCCACCAACCAATCAAACCATCCACTTTGATGGCGCCGTCAGCACTCACGGGGGTGTCTGTCTCCGTGGACGATTTCTCGGCACCCTCTGGTGGCGGTACCGAGGGTGGTACCGTGATTGTTTCCGGTGTCTTCTTCTCCTGTTCGAGGTAGAAGTATATCCCAGCCCCTATCGCGATGAGTAATACGATGATAACCAGGGGGTTCATTATATAGTAAATCAAAGAAATTTATTAATACCCTGTAGGTTTACAACATTTATACATGTATTTGGTTTTGCTCGGGTCCTCAGCTTTTTGAAAATTCAAGTACGTCATGACTTCGTTGTCCTCGCACTGAATGTCGTGCGCGGTGAGCGTGTTGATATCTTGTTCAGACGACACGATGTCTCTGCACGTAGCTGAATCAACTTCCGCATCGGAACACCTGTACCGAACCTGTGTTTGGTTGCTGTTCTTCACGTCAAACTTGTACGACTCGATCGGGCGAGTACCGCAGTCGAGGGTTTCGTCGAGAATGGCGTCGTAAAAGTTATCAGTCTTGCTCTTGTATTCCGTGGTGAGGTCAATCGCTTCACCGGACTTGTCGAGGTTGAACATGCAGTTGTACTCGTAGCGAAACTTGTTGTTGTTCGTCGCGAGCTTAAAACCACCTATTCCCGAGGTGGAACCGCAATCGACCTGGGCGCGGTAGATGTTTCCGCCATCCTCGTACGACGTGAAAAGTCCCGCGCGCATGAAACGCTTCGGGCCGATGGAATATTTTTCCAAGAGAAAGGTTTCGACCTTGAGGTAGTCTTCCTCCGAGAGTTCCCTGTCGTACACCAAAATTTCAGCGATGGCGTAATCGGATTCTTGTCCAGCCACGACGTTGACACCGATGGACTCCGGGAAGCCTTCATCGAGACCATAGCCACTGAACCTCCGACCATTGGCTCGGTACAAGTTTCTTTGGTCCGTGGAAAGCACCCACCCATCCCCGTAATGGTCGACGTTCTCGGTGATCCAGTTGTCGTGATACGCGACGCCCGACTTTGCGTCGTTGTGCCCGGAGAACCACCCCCCACTGGCACTCGTTAAGATGCGGCGTTTGTTCTCACCGTTGTACTTGGACACGATGAAAAGAGTGTATTGACGATCGAAAAGCTCATCCGGGAGCGTGAACTTTTCACCCGCGCCACCATACACGTACGTCTTGTCGTCGGAGACACTCAAATCTCCACTGACGCGGACGTCATTCGTTTTTCCACTTTCATCCTTCCACAATTTTTGAGAAGTGCTGTAAGACTCCGCAGTGTAACGACCCGTGAGACCTTCGATGGAGGAAATGTCGATGGACGGCGCTGCGGGTGTTTCAGCTTGCGCTTGAGTCCCTTGAGCCGCGGGTTCTTCCGGGAGTCGCGTCAAGGGTGTTTCTTTGTCGACGCATCGACCAGAGGCACCATCTTCGCCCTTAAAGTATTCATCCCACTTACACGGAAGCGCGCATTTATCTTGTGTGTCGAAATTCGAGCACGCTTGCAATTGCTCTTTAATAACAAACTGGTACACGGCGAGACCTACGACGGCCAGGATTGCGACGATGATTGCAATCCTCTTTGGGTCCATTGTTATTAATTAAACATGAGAAAATATATTTAACTAAGGATGCACGTATATACCGACGGGAGTTGTTTAGGAAATCCCGGTCCTGGGGGCTGGGCTGCGGCGTGTGATCATTTTGAAATCTCCGGTTCTGAGGAAAACACGACAAACAACAGGATGGAGCTTCAAGCCGTCGAGCGCGCGCTTCACGCGTGTCTGGACTTGGGTATTTTTCACATATGTGTGTTCACCGACAGCACGTACGTGAAAAATGGGTTAACGCTCTGGATTCATAATTGGAAAAAGAATGGATGGAAAACTGCTCGGGGTGCTGATGTGAAAAATAAAAACCTATGGACACAAATCGATGCGTTATTGTCCAGGATGAAACACGTCGAGTGGCGATGGGTCAAGGCACACAATGGCCACCCCATGAATGAGAAGGTCGACACGCTCGCACGCGAGCGAGCTAAAAATGTGTGCGTAAAATAAGCATGGAGAGCCATCAGTGGTGTCCCAAGCAGGAACAGCTGCTCATCAGGTGGGCCGAGAAAGCGGCTGGATACCGCTGGTTGCACAACTTTGCGCGACTTCACTTTAAACGCGTGAATGACTGGCTCTCGTACCCATCCATCATCATATCGAGCATCACGGGGGTTGGGGGATTTGCCGTACTGAACCCCAGTGGAAACGATAGCGTTTCCGAAGACACAAAGTCGAAGATCATGATTGCCCAGTACATGTTTGCGTTTCTCAACGTCGTCGGTGGGATTCTCACGTCAATCTCGAAATTTTCACAGAGTTCGCAGCTCGCGGAAACGCACTCTGCGATGTGTGTGCAGTATTCGAAATTTTATAGAAATATCGACATGGAGCTCTCCCTCGACCCACAACACAGGGGGGATGTCGTAGAATTTGTGAATAAATGCCGAGAAGAGTACGACAGGTTACTCGACGACGCCCCAGACATACCCTCGAACGCCATCATCGCGTTCAACCTTGATTTTCCTGATAAAGAAAACAAACCCGACGTGTGCAATGGCTTGAGCATCTTAGGGAACGACGACATCGAGAGACACGAAAAGGCGATGAAAAATTGGATGACCACGATGTTCATGTTACGACGTAAAAAAAGTCGAGACACGTTGTCGACGGCACATTCTGCCACCGACGTGTAGAACCTACACATCCCTTAAAGAATACTTATTTTCACCCCCGTAGGCGACGGATTTGTACAACTTTTGTAGCCAGTGAGGTGTGTTACGGCCATTCCTCGTGACATCCGCGACACCCGTGAAAGTGCATGACATGTCTCTCACGAATTTCGTGTACCACCGAGGGTTTGTTTTTGACGCATCAGCCACTTTGTGATACCCATCAAATTCTGAAATTTTCCCCACATCCTCCTTGTGAATCAATTTCATTTGCACCCGGTGATTGTCGTCTTTCTCATTAATAGAACCGCTGTGAATGAGGTCCGCGTTGAACAGAATTGCCTGCCCAGGCTTGCACCGAACACTTTCCAGAGAATGACTGATGTTCACGAACGCGCGTCTTTGGTGAGAACCCGGGATGACATCGAGACACGCCTCCATCGGTTCGAAGTAGAAGAGGATGGTGTACGCGGGATGTTTCTGACCATTGAACATCTGTCCGTTTTCATCTCGATGACACGTGGAAATAGCGGACTTCTCCAGAGAGAGCATGTAGTCCTGGAACACGTAATCACCACCAAGGTGTCTACGAAGTTCGGTGTGCACCGAAGAATTGTTCTGAATGAACTCTTGAAGTTGTTTATATTTTTTCAATTTTATCAAACTCAGTGCGTAGTTAACCTCATTTTCACTGAGACAATCGATGACGTCGTATCCCGCGTCAACATCTTCGGATGCTCTGTACATTTTCACTTTACTGGATGACATCCATAGTATGATTACCAGCGCCACGAGAAGGACGAGTATCATTCTTATATGTGGCGAATATTTTTAATTTTACCCCTAGTGGGGTGTGCGTCTCTACTGGACACAAACACCATGGGATACGCACCAGTCTACGATTACAGGTGGGGCTCTGGCACGAAGCAAGTCACGGACAGAGCCATCTTACACGATGCGAAAAAGATGATCGTCGCGGGTTCGAGAAAGTTTGAAATAGCACACGTCCCTAAAATTGGCGAGTACGGCATTCACGGAGGTGTTCTTCAGGTGATGCGAGGTAAAAGAATTATCACGTATCATTAAGTATGCGCACGAGGACGACGACACGCGAGGGTACGTGGAATGCCCACGCGAACGCCCCACTCAAGTTGTTTCTGCACGAACAGGGGTGGCGCGATTTGTATTACAAACTTCAAAAGATGCAATATTTAAAAGTCATCACCGACGCACGCGAACTCACCGATGATCCTGAGAAAATAGAAATTATCTCCGAGTATATTAAGAAGACGAAGCTCACTCATTAAAATTATATCCACGTATCTTAGAGATATGTTTAATACGTACGTAATCAATCTCCCAGAACACAAACAACGTTTCTTGGCACAATCTCATAGCCTCGAACATTTAGGAATACGACCCATACGTGTGCAGGCGTACAGATATGAACACATCACAGATGCTGAAATTCAACGACACATTCACGGACACGCACACCATTTCATGCCGAGAAGTACTATTGGGTGTGTGTACTCACACATGAAAGCTCTTGAGATGTTCGTAAATGAAGACCCCCACGAGGTCGCCTTGATTCTTGAAGATGACGCTTACCCAAAGCTGAGCGAAATCAATCATGTATTGAACGAGTACGATGGTGTGTGGGATGCGATTTTCCTGCATTGCGATGGTGATTGTCCAAAGTCAACGTCAGAGGCTCACGCATTGTCGGGTTCAGCTGCGGCGTACTTTATCAATAAAAATGGTGCTCGAAAACTTTTGGAACATAAATGGTCAGGGCATTATGATTCAGAAAGTAATAAAATTCCTGGTTTTAAAAAGATTGTCATCGGTGAAAATGCGTTTTGGACGGATGAAAAAGCTACGATGTCAAAAGCTGAAGAAAGTGTCAACAGAATTAAAAGTTCTTCGTGTGAAGCTATTTTTGGTGATTGGAAATTGTACGAGCGCGGAGAAAAAACACTCTGTCACTCTCTTGGGTATAAACGTTTTCGCATTCCACTGATTGGTTACGAAGTCACTAATTTGGATATTATTATATTGTTCGTGTTCGTGTTCGGGTTCTTCATCCGAAGATTTAAAAAATAAATCTCCGAGTATATCAATATACGAATGGTCGAAATCGTTACCTATGCGAATAAATCCCAGGGTCTTTTCGATGAGCTCATTCACAATGAATTCGACGTCCCGGTGCGCGTGCTCGGGTGGGGCACGAAGTGGAATGGGTTTCTTGACAAGTACAAAGGTATGGTGGAGTACCTGAAAGATAAAGATGACGATGACGTCGTGGTGTTCTTAGATGGTTTCGATACTCGTATTAATAAAGACCCAAAGGATATTGAACAAATTTTTAAATCTTTCGAGTGTGGGATGCTCGTTTCAAAAGACCCAGCACCCTATGGTCCACTTACGAGAGCGGTCTTTGTTACATGTGAAGCGGATTTAACCGCAAATTCCGGTCTATACATGGGATACGTGAAATATGTGAAACAGGTTTTGCAAGATGCACTTGGAATGCAGTGTGAAGATGACCAAAGAAATTTAAATCAACTTTGTGCAAAATATGATTTTATCAAAGTCGATGAAGAACAGATTATTTTTGAAAACATAACACCTTATAATCATGGAAAAACATCAGATGCCGTATTTGTGTCGTACCCAGGTGTCCTAGATGTAAAAAGAATATACAGGGCTATGAAAGAGTATTCTCAATTTTTCAGATGGCAGTTCATAATCTCCATCTTCATTCTATTTGCCGTCTTACCAAATAATTACAAGTGGTTGCCAATGTATATTGGTGTGCTCGGTGTATTGTTTTATGCATTGATGGCTGATAAAAGTTGTACATAAAGCTTTGGAGCATTTGAAAAGCAAATGAACGTCGGTATCGTGACCCCTGGTAAAATTTGTCCCGGAGTGAACACGTGCATTCATCAGATTGCACTTCGGGAGAAACATAGGCACAGCAAGGTTTGGGGCATAGTCGAGGGGTGGAAAGGCCTCAATCATGGTTTTATGGATGAATTTCTGGTGTGTGATGGTCACAGCCAACCTGGCTCTATGCTCCACACATCTCGTGAACCCCTCCACCCGAAACTCGCAAAGAGACATCTCAATAACCTCGACGTCCTGTACTGCATCGGAGACCGAGATGTCCAGGTTGACGCGAAAAAATTAACGTCGCTCGGCATTCATACGAATGTCGTAGGCATCACGGGGTTTGGATTTCAAAGCGAAGTTCAGGAAATCGTGCAATACATCAAAAAGGCACACGTGCTCGCGCAAAGCGCACACGCCGTGGTTTTTTTGGAAATCGCAGATAAATCTGGTGAATTGTCGCGATACACGTCGATGTCCGAACCCGTCGTCGATGTCGTCATCACCCCAGAAAGCGAAGAAAACTATGTGTTTGATGTACAACACGCGTTCGCCATCAATGGTCATTGCGTCGTCGTCGTCAGTGAGTGTGTGAATTATAAGTACATCATGGACGCCATCGGACTCTACAGCATCGACGTTAAGGTTATCAAGCCCTCGGAACTCATCCACACCGCCGAACCATGTGTTTATGACAATGTCACCGCGTCCAGGGCTGCTCGCCAAGCTTTCGAACACGCACAGGGACACGTGAATTTTGTCTGTGTCGGGGGGGAAGAAATTGTAGAATACGCACATTATCCATTGAATAATTCTCTCGCACGAATTTAATGTTACGTAAATATATATGTATCTTCAGAACAATATTGTACTTGCCCTACTGGCTATACTTTCAGTCGCGGGTCTTGTCATCCATGCTGATTTTGACTACTTATCTAAGACTGAAGACGTCGTCAACGGACCACTCGTCTACGGCATCATCATCCTCATCCACAGCGTCTTCGGTGCCTCCGGGATAACCGAAAAACCCGTGGTTATCGACAAGCTGGTCGCGAACACGTTCACGAAATTCTTCGTGCTCGTGCTGTTGGCGTTCGCCGCGGTGCGTGACTTCGAAGACACCATATTCGTCACTCTGCTGTTCCTCGCAATCACGCAGTTGATTCGAAACGAGGAGGAAAGAAAAAGACACCCATACATTTTGTAAACTACCACCCTTTCACTAATTGAGAACGCGGAACTTTCGGGTACTGACGTGAAAAGAATTGGTCATCTTCTTCACTTCTGTGCCCAATCATAGACGGAACTCGTCGGTCTATGCCGAGGTATTTGCGCGTGTCCCGGTAGTACACTCGCGCGCCTTTGGCGATGATGTCTTCAAACTTGAGGTCGACGTGGTTATTCATCGGTACAAAAGTGGGCAGGTATTTTTTCATATTCGGGACGTGCACGAGGTAACACTTCGTGCTCGAAATCCAAAGCACGCGCTCCGGGTCTTCGGGGGCTGGGAGGTGGGACAGGCAGTGGAAGAAGCACGCCTCGAAGTTGTCCCCCTTCTCCTTGATGACGCGTTGCACTTCATCGTAGAGTTTGTGCGACTTGACGACCACGTTGTCTTCGAAAATGAGTGCGTATTTCACGCTGTCTTTGATGGCTCTGTCGTAAATCTCCAAGTGTCCAAAGTAGCACCCAATCGCACCCATGTTGAAATAACTCATATTGGGGCGAGCCACGCTCGAATCGTAGTGCATCTCCACAGATTTATCAAAGAACTCGGGCTGGATCATGTTTTCGAATTTACGAGCATTCCTCACGTCTCTCGTGTCCTGGCCGTAGACAACCTCCACGGGGTGCTGGTCGTTGTCGTGATGTGCGAAAAACACATCTCGGCGTTCTTGGGCACTCGGGATGGTCAGAAGATATGACTTATAATTGTACTTTTCCTTGCTCATCGCTAAAATGATCACAAGTACAACGACGAGCACTAATGCGAGTAACATTATTATTTAAATTATATTTTTATTTTATTTATAAATAACTTAAAGAATTAAATCGTTATATACTTGTAGCCAATCATAGCTCAGTTGGAAGAGCAACTGACTGTAGTCTCACGACTAACATCTGCTGTCATCAGTGGGTCCCTGGTTCGATTCCGGGTGATTGGATACACTCTCTTGTCGTCTAGTGGTTTAGGACATTCGGCTGTTAACCGGGCAACCAGGGTTCGAATCCCTGTAAGAGAAATACCTTGCTTTTTAGATACATATTCTTATGTATCTAAAAAGTATAGATATGTTTATGCGATTTCTGTTTGGGGGACCCCCAGAAGTCCGTCGTCGCGAAGTTTTCAAAGAAACCGTTTTGATAGAGGCGTATAACGAAGTCGGTGAATGCGTCATATTAGAGGCACCGGCCCCTGTCAGAAGCGATTTACATCCAAGATTAGCGTCACCCGCCGTGAGGAACCTAACTTTTCAACGCTATGATATTTTGCGTGATCGAACATGAATTCCTCACCAGTTTCGTGTACGTGTTTATGTGTCCACGTGTAAAGCGTGCAGTCGCCATCACCCTCTAAGGTCATGTGGTAGCGAAGTTGTAAATTACTCTCCGCCCTGTGGGCTGGGATGTGCATCGGTCCTTCTATGACTGCGATGACCCCTGTTTCTTTGTCAACGCTTGGAATTTTGTTAATAATATTTTGTATCAATGGAAAATCACAAACATTGTAATAATAATACTTGTCGTTTTTGGGAAACCAAGCATCTTTGTCGTGGAAGTAATGTTTCGTGACACTCCCCTCGTGTTCAAAAAAACATCTACGTATTTTTCCAAAATTAAACCCAATCTCCCAAAGTGCAAATGGATGATATTCCCTCTGACCACAGAAGATGTCGACGAGGGTATTTCGCATGCCCACGAGGGGGCGCCATGGGTTTTGAAAATATAACACATCCATGGGAGGTTTGCAATAGTCCCAGGCTACTAACGCGAAAGGCACGCTCGCGATCCACCACATTAATTTCTTTGTATATATTAAAAATGCCAGGATACAGGCGCTCGATGTACACCGCCCCCGAACCGACTGAGGAAACGCCCGACCTGAATGCTCGTTTTTTCATGCCGAGCATGGAGGAACTTTTGATGTTCGTCATCGTCCTGGCGTTGTTCTTCATGCGAAAGACCATGAACAACGTCGCCTACACCGCCGCGTTGGCTGGTCTCGTTGGTTTGTACGCGTACAAGCGCGTGCAAAAAGTTGAAAAGTATTGCGCAAAGTGCATGATGTAAAAAAATATATGTGAAACGTAAGATATGATTGAGGTGAAACTCATCAGGTCTCCCAGTCCTAAACACAAATTTAGGGTTATCTTTAGAACTGGAAGGTATGTTGATTTTGGTGCGCGTGGGTATTCCGACTACACCCTTCACAAGACCCCTGAACGAATGCGTCTGTACGTGCAACGTCACGGTGGTTCTATTCCCGGGTCGGTTTTGAAAGAGAGCCGACCTGGTAAAATTCAAAGTGGTATGCTCGCCGTGAACACGAGTCGTAAAGAGTTGTGGACCGCGGCGGGTGTGGGTACCGCGGGTTTCTGGTCGCGGTGGTTACTTTGGTCGTACCCAACCCTTGATGATGCAAAAAAGTTTATTTCTAAAAGATTTAAAATAAAGTTTACAAACGTTTAAATACAAATGTCCTGGAGACCCGCAACCCTCGAGGAATTGCAAAATATAGTGAGAGATGTCATTCTCCCTGAACTCGTCCAGTTGAGGGAGGAGGTCCACTGCCTCCGTAAACACACGTGGCCGTACGTGCAAGCCATGAAGGAGAATGGGGCGCAATTGAGCGACATGCAAGCGAAGAGGGAATTCTTCAACAACCTATACGACGAGGATGTTCAAGAACTCTTAGCTCTGAAAGCAAAGTGTGCAAAAAGTGTGGGGCTCAGTGCCATTGAGTACGACACGATTAGAAGAAATCATCCGTCCGGTACATCTTGACGTTGTACTGACCATCTTTCCCGAGAACGTCAACACTCTCATTCCCATAGAATTCGGGGCATCCAATGTCCTCGGTACACTCGCGACCTTCGTGTGTCACGGGCACTGGGTACATCTGTTCCCCTGACGTCGTCGTGTAATAGTTATAGCGGTCTCTGTACCCACGCGCCTCTTTGCCGTACAGGGGCAGCGTCTCATTCCCCGGACCGACCAACAACCCCATTTGCTGCATGTGTCCCGGTTTGTACTTCTTGATGGGTGGTCCCCTGTATTCGGGTTCTCGTCGCACCGGTTCGGATGGCACGCGCACCGGCACGGGCACTTCGACTCGCACTGGCACGACCACTTCCTTGGGGTTGTACCAGTTGTAAAGCACGACCGAGACCAACACGAGGATGGTCGCATACATGAGCCTTGTTTTATTTTTATTCTTCATGTATTATATATACTCATGGTTGAGAAAAGAAAAGCGAACGTGATCGACGAAGTTGTTCGTAAAAAAAAGAAACGAGACGAACTGCAAGCGCGGAGAAATGCGGAAGCCGCGCGACTGGCGCTCGAGGCGAAGAGAATACGCAATAAACGCGGGAGGGAAGAGCGCGACATGGCACGAGCCCTACGAAATCTGAATACCAGGGGGTCGATGATAGAAGTCATGCGTCTTCGTGCGTTGCAAGAACGCGAACGCGAACAACGCCGAGTCGAGGGCATGTACCAACGAATGCTCGGACAGGTGATGCGACGAGCGAGCTTTACGCCCACGGATTTCAAACAACTTGGAAAGATTGCAAAGGCGCGTTCGGACCGCAAAATTGCTGAGGTCGAGCGTCTCATTCAAGAGTGGACGGCTATGGTGAAAACGCGCGCGTGTCGTTTGAAAAAGAAGAACATGCAAAACATTGCCACTGGTCTGAACATCAACACGAGCGACAGGAAAAAGAAGAGAGCTCAGATTTGTCAAGAAATTAAAAATAAAATCTAGTCATAAATTATACTACAATGGTCAGGCCTGGAGACCTGCGAAAAATGTTTACGGAAGTGAATGACGAAGAACCCCGCCTCGATGTCATGGCGAAGAATCTCGGTAGCGCGACAAACTTGTATACGTTTCAGAAAAAGTTGGCAAACTACAAGGATAAGAAAATCCCCAACTATCTCACCGCTGTTAAAAACGCACGCCCGATGCTTTACGAGCGGGTGTTGAATAAGGCGCGCGCGCTCCCCAACCGAATCCTCGTGAGTGGTAAGCAAATCTCCAACGCCGTGAGTAAGAACTCGTCCCCCAAGGAGTTGTTCAATGCGATGAAAAAGTTGAATACCTTGAAGTCGACGCACAACAAAACAAAGACACTGGCGAGTCCTTTTGCTACGAAAAATGTCTCACCCATCGGGAATGTGAAATTCACACAAAACCAGATGGCGGAGGATTTGGCCAAGTCCCGTAATTGGACAAACTACTCGAAGAAGGCGCTGTTGTATCAAGACCAGGCCAACTATTCCAAGGCGGTGGTGAACGCGAAAGCCGTGCTCTCGAATCGCGTCAAGAAGCGGTATGAAGAACTCACGAAGAAACAACAAGAAGAGACTCAAAAATACGTCAACGTCGCGGCCATGAACAAGTCCTCGAGCCCTGCGAATTTGTTGAATGCTCTCGAAGAGATGCGTCGGTTCAAGCGCCCTTTCATGCGTTGGACTTGGAAGCAAACCTAAATGTATCAAAGATGTGTACCGACGTCCTAAAGTTGAAATATACAATCATGCATAAAGCATCACCAATATCGTGTTTTCTTTCGTAGGGGACTTCCCCCTTGATGTACTTTTCCGCGATACTGGTGGTTCTCTCTTTTCGTTCCTCGTAGTTCAGGTGTCGCATGCCAAAGTGTGTGTGCATGGACACTGGATGCACTAACGTGACTTTATCTTTGAACATGTAGTGTAACAACACTTCTATGTTTTGAAATCCCCCGGGTGGCTGCCGTTCTATGAGTATGTGTTCCGCCGCATCGAACCATTCCCTGTGTTCGTTGACCATTAACGGAACGAGGTCTACGATGTCGTTACTATGAATGTATTTGTAATCATGTAAACTCACCTTTTTCATCCACACCGGGTTGACTTTAGCGCCCTCGCACTCGGCGAAGACTAAACCCATGTTTAAGTATCCGACATCGATGGCGAGAACCTTTCGCATACATTTAAAAGGTTGGAGACTCTTTAAATGTAATGAACGACCGAGAGGGTATCATAAAAAATATTGCACTGATTTGTCAGTACTTAGTTCTTCTTGACTCTATATTTAGAAAGAAGAATTTTTAAATCATCTTCGACAATCTTGAATCTCTCAAGCCTATACTGGACAAACATCCACAGGAAAAACAACATTGATTTTAACAAGTTGTTCGCGGCTGTGTCATCCATCTTATACACAGGGGACACGAGTCGATGAAAAAATGTTTCATCCTTGTTCTTCCCAGTGACGTAGGTTTCAAACTGCGTCATCGCGCACGTGTCGTCGTTCACGCTCCAGTGATAAAATATGAATGGAATGAGGATGGAGTACATCTGCAAAAGTCTGTCATCGTTTACGAATGGAATGATGATTAGAAACAGAAGGAAAATCGTGTGAAGTGCGAAAATTATATTCATCTATTCTAAGATGGAAAAAGATAAAAAAATTCCAAAAATATGGCACCCGCAGCAAGAATGTATACTTAAAGGATGGGGGGAGAGTGCGGCCTGTTACAGGTACATGCACTACCAGGCTTTCTTGAGATATAGGCAATCAAACATGCGTTATACTTTGCCCGTGATTGTGCTCTCGACCTTGACGGGCACCGCAAACTTTGCCCAGGAACAATTTCCCGAGGGTCTCAAGCCGTACGTGGCGCCGAGTATTGGTGGTTTGAATCTGATTGCCGGTCTCGTGGCGACGATTGCGCAATTTCTGAAAATCAGTGAACTGATGGAAGCCCACCGCGTCGCGGCGATGCAGTTTGGAAAGTTCTCGCGCGTCGTTCGTCTGGAGCTCGCACTGCCCCTGATTGATAGGTCGCGCGACGGCTCGGACATGGTCGAGTTGTTGAAAGGGGAATACGATGCGCTCATTGAGCAGAGTCCATCCATTCCTGGTGCTATTTTAGAACTTTTCGAAAGAGAGTTCCCTTCGGACGATGACATCACAAAGCCTGAAATTATTCACATCAACCCCATCAAGACGTTCAGCGCGGTGTTGGAAAATTCAGTCGTCTCTAAAATGAAGGGCCTCATTGCATCGGACAAGAGCAAACAAGAACTCATGAATGATTTGAAAAATATTCAACAAACAGAGAGCGCACCACCTAAAAAGTTTTTCAAAAAAGTCGTCGACACCATCGCACAGAGACAGCAAGATGAGACAAAGAAGGAATTGGAAAGTTTGCGTGGACTCACGGCGGTGAGCAAGAGGAATCAAAAGTTGGATGAAGAACTCTCCAGACGCGCGGAAATCATGGAAGTGGCTATTGCAATTCCAGAAGAAAAGGAGGAGGGTGAAATTTAAATGTATACGTATCTTAATGTTCTGCAAATATAAAGACGCCCTCGGTAAACCCGGGGAAGGTGTGCATAGTTACAGAGTTGGAGGGCTCGCGATGTTCGATGTTCTCGCCACCATACTCGGTGCCTACCTGCTGAGTCGACAGACGACGTTTTCTTTTTGGTGGGTCCTTTTGTTTGTATTCATTTCGGGTGTTGTGTTGCATAGACTTTTTTGCGTGCGCACGACTCTCGATACACTCATCTTCCCCGCATCAAAATAAAAATCAATAGAATCAAGATGATCACATTAAATGCACCCACCGCGCACATGTATGGGAACAATTTCTTTTTTAAAGGAGTGATAACCTTTTCTTCTAGGACTTCCAAGGCCTGGTCAGTCAAATCTTTATTGTCCGCATCAGTCATGGATAAGTTTATTAAAATCACCCGACAAAAAAAGAAACCCCCTGATGACACAAATATTCACATCGCGAGAATTGAAAAATTCAAACAATGCCTCGCAGAAAACAAGAACGTTTTCATTTATGGTGCGTGTGGCACCGGGAAGACGTTCGTTCGCGAATACGCACTGGATGAATCAAACAGCATCGAACTCTCTACGGACCTTTTACGTGCGAAAAGTTTATTTTCCGAACTCATCAGTGGTTCAGACAAACACCTGTACATCGAGGATTACGAGCCGGATAATTTGATATTAAAGAGTGTTATCGAAAGAACGTCCGAAGGAACCAAGCTCTCGAATGGGTCCATGGTCGTGCTTTCCACGCACTTTTGTTTGTATCCTAATTTTGAAATGATAGAGATTCCTCGGCACGACCCGGATACTTTACGCGTGGTGTCCCCGAAAAGATACAACGAATCCGCGGCGTTAAAGTGCAGGGGCAACATCAGGGATTATTTATCATACCTCGAGGGTTCGGATGACAAGGATATTTTTGAAAGCCCGAAAGAGGTTATATATAAAATTCTGTGTGACCCCGAGTACAACTTCAACGCCGAGAAACTCTCCGAGCATGGACACATGTGGAGTATTTTTCAAGAAAACTACGTCAATTCAAAAGGCGTCGATTACGCGCGAGTGAGCATGTCTTTTTCTGACGCAGATATTTTTGACTCAGCCATGTACGCCGCGTCGTGTGGCGATTGGAACGTCATGCCTTTTTTCGCAACGAGTGCCATATTGATTCCGAGATTTTACATGCCAACCCCTTTGAAAGAAGAAAAAATACGCCCGGGTGCGTGTTGGACAAAGCACGGAAACTATAAGATGCGCATGCGTAAACTAAACAGCATCAGGTTAAAAAATGATAACATTTGCATAGAAGCTTTATGCCTTTTACAGAAATATGCGGGATATGGATACTTAGAGCCAATCAACTCGTACAACATCACGCCCCAAGATTTTGACACCATGAATCACTTGTGTGTCGTAAATAAATTAAAACCAAGAGACGTCAATACAATTAAGAAAAAGCTGAAGAATGGTGTACTTTAACGGTGAGACTGAAGAAGATGAAGCGCTCGAAGTCACCAAGGTTGTCGGCAACGAACTTTTTTATTACGGAGACATCACTCCCGAAAACATCTTGGAGTTCACGGAAAAGTTTCGTAAGTTGGAATCGTGGCTTTTGAAAATGACGAGCGACCTCATAGGATACGTCCCGA